GTACTAGACCCCGATAGAGAGCGAGACTATGGCTAGAGACTATAAAAAAGAGTATGCTAACTACCAGGGTAAGCCTGCTCAGGTAAAGAAACGTGCATCTCGTAACTCTGCTCGTGCTAAACTCTCTGCTGGTGGTGCTGTTAGGAAGGGTGATGGCAAAGACGTACATCACAAGGATGGCAATCCTAAGAATAATAAGCGCTCTAACCTAGCAGTAACTACAAAAGCTAAGAACCGTAGTTTCCCTCGTAATAGCAGAGCAGGTAAAGCTTAATGGCTATTGAGTACAGAGGAGAGAAGTTTGCAGGTTACAACAAACCAAAGCGTACCCCTAAACACCCAACTAAATCCCACGCCGTACTTGCCAAGGAAGGTGACACCATTAAGCTCATCCGCTTTGGTGAGCAGGGAGCATCCACAGCAGGCAAGCCTAAAGAGGGTGAATCTGATCGCATGAAGAAGAAACGTGCAAGCTTTAAAGCTAGACACGCTAAGAACATTAAGAAGGGTAAGATGAGTGCAGCTTACTGGGCAGATAAAGTAAAGTGGTAGGAGAAAACAAACATGAAGTGTAATTGTGGCAAGGGTGGTAAGTGTAACTGTGGTGGTATGCCTAAGAAGAAGATGGCATATGGCGGCATGGTTAATAAGCCTATGAAGATGTACAAAGGTGGCTTAGCTTGTGGTGCATCTAACCAAGCAGAACGTCCTATTAAGAAGGGTAAGTAATGAAATATTACCATAAATATAAAGAAGCACTGGAAGCTAAGGGCTACCGTGTAGATGAGCATGGCTACGTATGGGACACCATGGGTAATCAATCTGCTGGTGAAGACAACTATGGCAACGTGCAGAGCAAAGACCCTAACGTCAATGCTATTTGCCAGGAAGCAGACATTGCAGCTACTAAGCCTAAGAAGAAAGCTAAGAAAGCTACACCTCCTCCAGGTAAGAAACGTGCTCGTAACGCTAAAGGTCAACTCATTGCTGATGACCCTAACACTCCAGAGAATGAAGCGTGGGTTGACGAGTAATGGCTGTATCCCTCAACCACCAAGGTAGACCTGCTCGTAGGCGTTCTGTATGGGGTCACAATGAAACGACTACTACAGAGGATGTATATACATGTCCTCCTAACTGTGTGGCTGAGGTAAGCTATCTTCACATCCATAACTTCTCAGGTAATACAAATATTACTATTGAGTGGTACGTAGCAGCTGATAACTATACGTCACACTTCTTAGAGGGTAAGAACTTAGGTGCAGGTGAATACATAACCTTTTCTGATATTGAGTTAGTACTTGCTGCTGGTGATAAGATACAAGTAACACCTGATGTAGCATCACATGTAGACACTATCCTAACTGTAACAGAGACCTTCTCTGGCGTATAACGAATAACGGGTATGCAAACTTAGCAGAGGTAAATAGTTCTAACATATGTATAACTATGCGAGTCTAGCAATGATGCTGGGCATAACATAGGAAAATACAATGTTCACACTTATTATTAAGACCTTCACAGACTTCTTGGCAAGCTTACAAAAGGCACAACAAGCACGTGCAGACTACTGGATTCTCACTAATATGTCAGACAAAGAACTGCATGACATCGGTATCGCACGGGGTGAAATCCGCAATGTCGTGGCAGGGAACTTTAAATAGTCTTGCATTTCTGGTTTGTATGAGTATAACTACTGCATGTAGTACTTCATCTGTGGTCTTACCTTCCTCTTGCCCGGCTAATGATGCCAAATGTCAACGGAACTTAGATGCACAAACTCTTACATACATCGGTCAGAAAGACGCCGCTCTACAGCTTATGTGCAGTGACCCTGATCTCCGTGATGTTATTGGGGATGACTGCACAGGCGGGTGATGTTACAGGTGACTTCTCTACGAGTAACGAGAATAGCACTGTAGATAGTAACAACTCTGAGGAGTCTGTAACTAACAACTACAACGCTACGGGTGCTGGTTCAGCTGCCCCTGTTATGTCAGCGATAGCTCCTACGATGATGGGTGGTGGCGGTAACGATAGCTGCTTACTACCAAGCTCTACAGGGATACAGATAAGCGTCTTAGGTTTATCCTCTGGTAAGATGGAGCAGGATGAAGCTTGTAACAGACGTAAGAACGCTAGGCTCTTAGGTGCACCACAGCAAGTAGGTGGCTTAGGGTTACAGGTATCAGCTATATCTGTACTGTGCCAAGACCCTATAGTGTTCCGTAGTATGATGTTAGCTAATACACCCTGTCCAATAAACGACAGTAAGACAGGCAAGCTGCTCATGGGGAAGGCGGCGATAAAGAAATACAGAGAGAGTCCAGCGCTTTATATTGTTGGGTATGAGACAGACCAAGCGTTTTGGGATACCCTACTTAGGGTAGGAGAGGAAGACACAGATGAAGAGATCGTTGAAGACAATACTCCTAAGCTCAGCCTTAGTGACCGTTTCCGCAGCAGTAAGCGCACAAGAGACTAACTACGAGCTAACTGGTCAAGAGAAGATTGACATGCTTATCGCTTCTATTGGCGATATTCAGGATCGTATTACTAACAGTGGTGTTATGACTGTAGGTGCTGTAGGTTATGCCGCTATTGGTGGTGTGATTAACGATGATGCACTTAGTGACGGTATTATTACCACAGATGAGCTAGGTGCATACCTAGAAGCTAAAGACCTTGTACTGCAGCATGACTATGCCATTGCTACTACAGCTGAGCAGTTGTTTATGCAGGAACATGCAGCGGCTATGAATAGCTTGAACACTGCAGTAGATAACCTGACTGCTGCTACAGCTGTAGTTATGACAGCAGTTGAGGTAGCTTCCGTAGCATCTGAGGCAGACACTAAGCCTGAGCAGGTTGAGCTACAGGCTAAGCTAGAGACAGACGCATATAGCTTAGACGCTGCTGAAGTTAATGAGTATAACGAGGCAGTAACAGCAGTAGAGACTTTTGCTCAACAGGCTGGTGCTTTCATGGCTGCGGCTAACAACGATGAACTTACAGCATCTGTAGACAACTACGCTGCACAGGGTAACTACATGGTTGGTAGCTACACAGCTATCACATATACACAGTCTGTTGATGAGTTTGTTATCACTTGGGATGACTCAGGTTTTGGTACAGGCTTCCAGGGCTACTTGACGCCTGAGATGAAGAATGCTACAGAGATCTACGCAGCAGGTGAATACATTAATCAGTACGGGGCAATGCCAACACAATGATGGACTTTGAGTTTAGCGTAGGTGGATACAACATTAAGGGCTGGATGGTTGCTGTGGCACTTCCAGTTCTTTCTACAGTTGCAGGTGGTGTGTATTGGTCTTATGATACACTACAGCGTTTCTACGGTGTAGAGGCTGGCATTGCAGAAGTTGCGGAGAATAGTGCTGCATTCAATGCAAAAGCTGCGGAGATTACTACCAGAGTAACTAAGGTAGAGACTGTAGCCCAGCGCAACCTCACAGATGTTCAGAACACTTTAGCTGGTGAGATAGTAGTACTAGATTCTTTGCTAATCACAAAGCTACAAGAACTAGAATCTAGGCTTGTATCTCGTATTCAAACACTAGAGCAAGCTATTGCAGACAACGATGTACGTGGTTTGAATCAGAAGCTTGCACAGCTAAGCACAAACATGTCACAAATCTTAGAGCAGCAGAAGGTGCTTTTAGACTTGCGTAGCCAAGTAGATAAGGCTACAACTATTACAGATGGACTAGGCGATACGCTAGATACTCTACAGACAGAAGTAGATGATATCTGGAAAGCGTATGACGAGCTAGTCGATAATCCCCTATAAGGAATACATTATGGCTAGAGTTCTTACAGAACAGCAACAGCGCTTCTTAGAGGTACTCTTTGATGAGGCTGGTGGTGATGTGGTAGCAGCTAAGAAACTTGCAGGCTATGCTCCTGCTTCAAGCACTGCAGCTATTGTAGAATCTCTTAAAGATGAGATTGGTGAGAAGACACGGACTTACTTTGCACGTACTGCACCCAAAGCAGCTATGGCAATGGTAGGCGCTCTGTCTGACCCTACTGAGTTAGGCATTAAAGAGAAGATGGTAGCAGCAAAAGACTTGCTAGATCGTGCAGGACTTGGTAAGGTAGACAAAGTAGACGTAACATCTGGCGGTGGAGGCATATTCTACCTGCCACCAAAAGAAGGTTCAAACGAATAGTACCTGAGAGAGATTTAGGCTTCTGGCAGTTACCGTTACCGCCAAAGGATCACAACAAGAAGTGGCATACTATAGTCAGGATAACAAGACGTATACCTTTTGGCTATGAACTGCACCCCGACAACGATAAGTTACTCGTACCCATTGAATCTGAGTTAGAAGCTTTAGAGCTTGCTAAACGACACCTTAAGCAGTATAGTTATCGTGCAGTAGCACACTGGTTAAGCAAAGAGACAGGCCGTGACATAGGCCACACAGGTTTAAAGAAAAGAGTTGAGATTGAGCAGAAACGTAGAAAAGCAGCTGCAATTAAGCGCAAGCTTGCCAAGTGGCTCAAAGAAACCCTTGAGGAAATTGAAAAACTTGAAACCCAAGGGGTCGGGGCATACGCAGAAATTGACAGAGACAGATGAAGCAGTCGCCACCCCCAAAGTAGAGACTGTTCCTGCACAAGTCAAAGCACCTGAGTATGATGTAGATGTGGCTATGGATGTGGTTTTCAAGCCAAACCCCGGCCCCCAGACGCACTTTCTTAGTTCGTCAGAACGT